GTTCGAGCAGGAGTATAAACCCAGCGGATATGGCGGCCACCCAAAAGAGTACATAGTACCAGGTCTCAATCGTGTCGTTCGATATTTTTTTCGTTAGCTCGGGTTCGTCGGTCATTTACTTATGCCTGCGACGAGTTTTACGGATACGACGTTTTCCCCCCTGTTGCGCGCCACGTACAACATCGCTACATAACGTGCCCGGGCCGCAGTTTTCCTTGTACTTCTTGACGTTGGTTTTGGCATCTGTTCCCGTATACTTTGCGTATGCAACAATGGAAAGTACAGTAACTGTGAGCAGGGCAACGAACTGGAAAGCTCCCGTTGCTAAACCGCTCACGGCTGTGTCGACTGCGCCTGCCATTACTTATGGCGCCTACGAGTTTTACGGGTACGGCGATTGCGTCTCCGAATGGATCCACCGAGGTTCCTCCCAAAAAGTGCAATCACCGCCCGTGCCTCCGCCGCGCGGGCCTCTGCGCGTGCCCGAGCCGCCTGAGCAGCCGTCCGAGCCAGCTCAGCAGCCCTCTCTTCTTCCGTTGGGGGGTGCATACCCGAATTAGGGCCCGCGGCGTGCTCTGCCAGCCGCGTCAAGCGTGCGCGACGCCGCTCAGCGGGACCAGGAGGCGGAGGAGGTGCGTCAGGATCCGCTACAGTCAAGGTTTGAGGTTTCGGTAGCTTTCTTGGTCCGTTTGGCATTTACTTATGTCTGCGACGACTTTTACGGCCCCCGAGGTCCCTTGTGGACCGTGCCCTCCGCACTCTGCGAGTACGACGACGACCGCCTGAGTCCTCCTTATCAAAGATATCGTGAAGCGAGGTAAGCTGTTCTTCCCTCGTCATAATTGCGTCTTCGTCGTCTCCGGGTTCTGAGTAGATTGCAATGTTTTCCAATGCTTCCCGCACACGGGCGACAAAGTCAGGAGTATCCTTCTTTTTCCGGCTCACTCGGTCCACGCGTGCTGCAAGGTCCTTATCTCCCAAGTTAACCGCAAGTCTGTGTGCCTCCACAAACAAGGTTGCCGGCACAGGAGGGTTCAACTTGGCCAACAGCTTTTCAGGGATCGTTGACCGCTTATCGGTCGCTTCACGCAAGACCAGAAACTGATGCGTGACCTCCGGATACCGATAGTTCAGTTCAAGTGCAGTGTTGTATCCCCACCCGGTATACGTAGCTTTCGCGTCGCCTGTCAGGGGGTACAGGTAAATAAAGTTTGCTCTGTCCTTATCGGCGTCCACGAGAAGTTCATGGTGTAGAGCCCGTCCAATACCCTTGTGCTCATCCGACTTTATGCGGATCACACTGATTTCCGACAAGTAAACGTAGGTACGCCCAAACCGTCTCCGAGTTTCTGCCAGCAACCACCCTACAATCGTTCCGTTGGCTTTCTGGGCAACATAATGCCGAATGTGACGGACAGATTTGTGGCTCTCGTCACAACCGTGAATCCACGGCAGAACCCGAGAATCAAACGGTTTCGGATCACCGGCTTGCTGACTATCTGCGAGTGCGGCCAAGGCTGTGATCGCCGCCAACTGCGTCGCACAGTCGTACCGTGTTACTTTATATGCTGCAGGCGGAACCGCTGCTGCCATTACTTACGGCTGCGACGAGTTTTGCGACTGCGGCGGCTGTGCTTACGGGTCTTGCGACGACGACCTCCCTTGGATTCTTCAACAATGTGAAGGATACCACGCTCAATCTCACTGTCGTTCAATACAGCTCCATTAAATCCAGACACGAGTGGATTCGTCTTTTTGCCTTGGTCTTTCCAATATTTCGAGAGAGAGTCATCATCAAAGAGCCAGTTGTTTCTTTTACCAATCCGAATAACGCGCTGTCCTTCGCTGAATGGCCGATATAGAATTGGGTCTTCCTCGGGAAGCTCTTTGCGATTGATGTTGATAACAGCGGGGGGAGCGGGGGCAGCGGGGGCTCCCACCCGAAGTATTTCAAAGATCGCGCGATCGAGCTTATCTTGATCGGATTGCGGAGCACCATGTCGGATCAGTGCTCCATCTCCAAGAAGGCGCATGATCGGGTTATCAGGAAAGGAGTCATAGGGGTTGTTGATGTCCCACTCCACAGCCGCAATATCGTTTTCTAAGTGGAACAGTGCAACAGGCTCGGCCACCTGACCGGCGATGCGTGTGGCCGCAGCCTCAAGAACTTTGATCGGGGTCGTGTTTTCCCAAAAAGGGTTCGTTTGAAATCCAATTCCATGTTCCTCTGACGGGGGTATCCATTCTTGGTACATAGCCAATGCAATCTGCTTTTCAGCCGGAGTCAGGGCTGCCATTACTTACGACTGCGACGAGTTTTGCGGCTGCGGCGGCTGCGGCGGCTGCGGCGGCTGCGACGACGGCCACCTCTAGCCTGAGATACTCCATTGGCTTTGTTTTTGTCATCCTCGTCTTTAAACTGCCTTGAAAGGTCCTCCTTTTCCGTCAAAAATTTACCTATTTCTGTAATTGCGGTATTGGTAAGTTTCGGGCGCTGACGACCTATGGACTGTAAAGCACGTACTTCGCGCAGTGTATGACCGGTCTCGTGGAAAGTCCATTCGCCTTCTCTATATGCGGACTTAGTAACTGGATTCCGTTGGGTACTGAGATGGTCAAAATCGGCATAGACTCTATCTGGTGCGATGACAAGATTTCGAAATGTCCCCGTTTTTGTAGGATAATGCCCAAGAGAATGAATAATTGCGTATCTGTGCCCCACTATAAGTTTGTCCGCAGGTACTCTGTTGGCAGGTTGCGCCATTAGTTACAGGTGCGACGAGTTTTCCGGTTACGGCGGCCTCCCTTCCGTTTCAGCGAACGGACTGCACGAAACCCCGCCGCCGCTGGCGTGCGCCCTATCTCACCGCGCTCGCGGCGGCGCGCCGCTTCTGCCGCCGCCGCCGCCGCTTTTAACTCCGCCACACGCGCCTCCGCCGCCGCCAGTGCCGCCCGCGCCTTTGCCATCTCCTCCTTGTGCGCCTTCTGCGCTTTCTCAAACGCATTATTCAGGATTTCTGCCTCAGTCGGCATTTATCTAAACGCTCCGACGAGTTTTGCGGCTGCGGCGGGTGTGTTTGCGGGTCTTGCGACGACGACCCCCAGCTACTGACTTCTTAAAGATCATATACTCTGTGCCAGGGCGAAGCTTATGCTCTAATTGGTCTTCGGGATTAGGTATGTTCTCATATGTAAACATAACAGCACCGATGAGATCTTTCATGCCCTGAGTCTCACCCTCCCGGGCGTCCCACACCTGCTCCACAGCGTCCGCCCTCGTGAGTTCTATTCCATAGATATCTGTACCATCAGTCTTAGTTACCTTCGCTACATGTGAAAAATGCCGGAAGCCTCTTCCTTTCTTAGGCATTTCATATAAAAGCATGTCACCGACACCGATTGGTATTCCATTTCGATCGACTGGTCCATCTCCAAGGTAGTTTGCGTTTGGTAAAATAATGGACGCTCTTGGAATGGTAGTTGTCATACCAGATGGACTGGTCTCTTCGTCATTTGCAAAAAGTTTAACCCTTATCTTGCCACCGAAGTCGTCGCCCTCAAAGCGCCATTTACGACCATTGAACAGCACGACCGACTCCCCTGCTGTAAGCTCCGCCATTTATTAAACGCTCCGAATAAACTCCCAGTGAAGGTAGGAACAGATCTTCTCCCATATGGAGTCATGCGCAATCAGCCGGTCACGGGATTTCAGCAGAGGAAAGAACACCTTGTACTCATCCAAATCCAGCAGCTCAAAGAACTTGTACAGGATGTAGGAATACGACAAGAAGTTTGTGCGATCGTTGGGACAGTACAGCAGAAACGGTGCCTGAATCTCTTGAAACATCGCCCGGACCTTCTCCTCGATCTCCGGGGTGATGGTCGGGGGCGGGTTTCCGTTCAGTCGGCTTAGAATGTGAGCGCGGTGCTCGTAGTACTTGGAGCGGCCCAGCTTCTTCAGGATTTGGCGCGTATCCTCTTCCGACAGATCGGCAATGTTGTCAATCCGGCGTTTCCGAATCTCCAGAATGACCTCGTTCATGACCTCTTCGGGAATGATAGTAGATTCCTTTGCCTGAAACTGGTTGAGGATCTCGTTGAGGTGGTTGATCTTCTTGTAGGCGTAATTGTTCCGCTCCTTGGGTGGATCACGGAACGAAGGAAAGTCCGACACCACCAATGCATACTCTTCGGATCCGCAGCTCGGGCAGACCAGAATGCCTTCAGAACTAATCTCTTCCCGAGCCACATTGCACGCCCCGCAATGTTCAGTGAGCAACTGAGTTGCATCGGGGCCATTGCTCAGCTTCATACGAGACACATACTCGTCAAAGATCTGCTTCTTGGACAATCCGGTATCTGCAGGGGTCGTATTCGCGACAAAGAATTTCAGGAATGTATTTGCCTCCTTGGGCGGAGGTGCTACATGTGGCACCGATGGAGCCTCCTTTCCGTAATAGTCAAGCAAGATGTCCATATTTTTCATGTAATACTCCTCCACTGGGTTACTTCGCATGAGTTCCTGGTCTATCTCGCGAATCTGAGAATCCACCTGCGAACACTTGACAATTTCTGTCAGCTCCGTAGACGTGCTCAACCGTTCACGTTGACTTCGAAGTTCAGCTAACTTAGCT